ATAATTACGCATTCGCTAAGTATCTTATCTATGGCATCTTGAGAGACGGGAGGCAAGCCTAGTTCTTCCCGCCACGCAAGCCATTTATTGAGCTGTGTCTTGTCCATTCGCTTTTGCTTCGAGGTCTTCTATCTGTTGCTTGAGACAATAGATGTCGGTGTAGTAAACCCATCCAGCTTGCTTCAGGGCAATTTCTAACTCATCCTTGGACAAATCAGACACAAACCATTTGTCATACCCTACCGCACCTTTCGTCCAGGCAAACGAACGATACCCTTTTTCAAGGTAGTATTTTGGATTGAACCAAACCGTATCCTCGTCACACGGAACCCACAAATGTCTGTTGTACGTTTCGTATTCAGTGCTACTCGTAGCACCAGTGACCCACGTTTCTTCTTGACTATACTGCATAACCCAAATCTTCTTTTACGGTTTTCGATGCTTTGTGACGCTTTGCATACGCCTTACCTCGCAAGCTAGGTTCTTCCTCTTGCAACTTCGCTCGCATACGTCGGATGCTCTCCGTATTGCTGAGTTGTCCAGCGGCTACCATAGCCAGCAAATCCAAAGCAGTTGCTTCGTTGGTTTTGATGCCTTTATAGAACAACTCCATATTCCAGTAATTGGCTATCAAGCGATAGTCGTTATCCCGCAACTCAGGATACTTGATGAGTAGGTCTTTCACTACTTCTTTTGTCTTGTTGATTTTCATCTCTTTGATAGTTTGAATGAATTTGTACGCAAATATAGTAAACATTTACATACATCCAAGACTTGCGTAAAAAATGCGTGGATTTTGCGTGTTTGCGTGAATCGTGCGGGAATTTTACGGGTTTGCGGGTAAGGCACAAAAAAACCCCTACCTCGTTAGGCAGGGGCTTTCGCTTATCAAAGGAAAAAATCTACAAGGCAATGACTCTTGTAAGGACGAAGTTACTTATTTCGTTTGCTACGACCAAGTACCACCGCGTTTAAAATACGCTTCAGCACGTCTACGATTTTATCGTCTCTGGTCGATTCAGTGAGAGCTGTATATGAGCCAGCCGCCGTAATAACGATGAGGCAAATTTCAGCCCAGTTTTCGAGGAAAAAATTATTCATTGATTAGGAATTTGTATTTCTCTTGTACGTCAAACGAAGGACACGCTTTTTCGCTGAACTCGTTATGACCGTGTAATTTGATGTTACCGAATAAAGTCTTTAAAGCATACCACAACTGTAACCAACCCAACTCCTGTTCGGCTGTCATAGTATCTGCTGGTTTGTTTTCCTTGGCACTACGCCCGCCTATGTAACAAACTCCAATGGAATCTTTGTTGTTGCCTCGACAATGCGCACCTACTATGTCCAGGTCTCTACCTTTATGAATTGTGCCGTCGAGATAAATTACGTAGTGGTATCCAATGTCATCCCATCCTCGTGCTTCGTGCCATTGACGGATGGTATCAACGTTGATATGCGCACCTTCGATTGTATCCGAACAGTGCAGGATGACTTTGTTTATTGTTCTCACTCTATGCCTTTTTTAGCCAGCAATAGTTTGATTTCGTTGATGCCACTCACCAACACCTCTAGCGTCTCTTGAACCTTGGTTTCTTGCTTTTCGAGCGAGTATAGGCGGCTCTTAATTTTCGTTACTTCGTTTGTCATCTTGACCCAAGTTGCAATGATACCGCCCACCGCACCGATAATGACACCAATTAAATCGTAGTCCATCTCTTTATGTACTCTATCAATTTCGCTTCGTTCCTAATTCGCTTAGTAATCTTTGATGCCGATACCTTGCGCGATTCTGATTTCTTTGTTGCTGAGTAGTCTGTTTCTGTCGACATTGAGATTACCAAAATAGTTGTGCCGTGACGGATGCAGGTCTGCTCCCGTGTTAGTTGAGTATTCAGGAAACAACGCTGTGTTATGGCACAAGTAATCTACTAAACGCTGACGGTAAAACATACCAATCTCCGTTGCTTTTTGTACCACCATCTTTATGTCAGATACACTTGCGCTACTGCCTTGTTCGTTACTAATCAAAGTGACGCTGTTGTTTGAGAATCGCAACCTCATCACATATGCTACTTCCGCAAATGCCAGTTGAACCAAAGTAGGCTGGATGTATTCCGTCACCAATGTTTCGTAGTTGCCTGTAAGCGTAGAGTCAATAATGTCCTGCTTTAGTTTGTTGTCTAAATCCGTTCCCAAGGCTGGTAGAATCCAACGGTCTTGAGCAATCAAAATGTACGGATGCAACAAGTTGTCATCGACAGCAGAACCCAATGCTGTGTCCTTCTTTATACGCGAAGCGTTGATATACAGTGTAGCCATTATTGCTTGTCAATTGGTGCGATAGCTTCGTCTCCTTTTTGAACTATGTAAGGATTGTTTCCGACACGCTGCATAACTGCGTCCCAATCCTCGTACAGCCCATCCGTGGTATCTGGAAGACCATCTGGTACATATACATATATAAGTCTTTTCCATCCGTGGTAGCAGTTCTTTCCGCCAGCCCACTCAAAAATATCATACGTGCTTTGTCCCGCTGCTGCAAACTGTCCGTTCACCCCGTCCGAACTCATATTAGCAATGTCTTCGTAACGGTACTGCACACCACCATCAGCCAAGTCCATCATCTCAATACAAAAGTCACGACTTTCACCTACAGGCTGTTTACTGGTAGCTTTAAAATATTGATAGCGCACGGCAAACAAATTACCCTGTGGACTTACGACATCGCCCCAATCAGAAACGAGGTCATAATTAGAATAATCTTCCAGACCAAATTCGTATTTCGTGTGCAGGCGTTTGTCATCGGACGTGTCGTTGACTACCTCCTCCTTCAGCAGAAAGAATTCTTTCGGCAGTGGTGCATCCTTGTCCGCCAGATGATTTAACCAAATTGAGCCTTGGGTCTCTGTGATTCGAACTGGTTGCTCCGAAAAGATTTTTTTTTTTACTTCCTCTTCTTCGGCTTTTTGTTCCATAAATGACGCTGGCACGAGGTCTTTGAAGTACACATCCAAAATGATGCTGTTGGTCGCAAGCAAAGGCTCGATACCTTCTAGCAAAATATTTTGGAACGGCTCGATTACCGTCTTGCTGTATAGGTCGTATGCGTCCTTCATTTCATCGGCGTTGCTTCCAAAGCCTCCACCTTCTGAACGCAGCCCAAACAACAACGGACTGGTCACACGGTGACCCGACAATATTTCTTGGAAGGTTTGCTTTGCTAAGAAGTCATACGTGTCGTGTGGGTTGGCTAAGTTGAAAGGCTCAACTGTAGGTGCTGAATCTTGCCCGTCGTTGAAAGTCATCAGAATCTTTCCCGCGTTACTTGCCCCTCCAAACTTGTCGTAAATCAATCGCTCCAAATCTCGTCGCTCATCGTCCGTAGGAATACCTCCGTTAAACGAAAGTACCATACTTGGAAACAATCCGTTTTTGATGTTTTGCAAGTGGAACTCAGCAATGTTTTTGTCGAGTTCGATGTACGAAGTAGCTCCAGCATAATCAGGCAAGCCATAGAAAAAACTGACTGGGCTATACGATTTGATGTGCAGGATTTGGCTAGGTGCAGTGCGGTCGCTAGTATTGAAACGCGGGATAGGAGTTGGCTTAAATGTAGACTTGTCGCACTCCATCCAGTTCGTGCTGTGATAATACACTTCTACTTGGTCGTTGTCGTCTGCCTTGCCGCAACGAATTGTACTCGCAGGGACGTGGTATACCTCGCTTATCACGCTGCGGTCTTGTGACCAAATGACTTGCAAGTAAGCGTTGCCATATAGCTTTAAATCAAACGCTGCACGCTTCAAACAATTGTGACGAAACAATCCCTTTAGCTTTAACCATTGGTCTACGTTGTCATCCTTGCCGTCTGATTCTAATCCTTCACCATAAATCATATCGGCACTACCCGTAACGATTGCTCCGTGAATTGAACTTGAAATAAACAAGTCATCTAGGTAGTTTGGGTACAAATTGTCTTCTCCAAAGAATACCCAGTCTTTGTTTGAATCGCTATAAAACAGCGGTTTCTCGTACCGCATATAGTCTACTACTCCTAGCTTCGTTTTCATCTAACTTTTTTTACTGGCAACTACTTGACCAATTACTGAATATTTCATTTAAATCGTGTACGCTTATGATGCCGTCTTTGTTGATGTCAGCTTGACCATCGTATGATGTGCCAAAATGCGAAAAAAGAATCAGCAAATCTTGGATGCCTACGTTTAAATCATTGTTTACGTCTCCTATACAATATACATTTTCTTGTAAAACATCAGGTCGCCAAGAAGGTAAGGTGTTGTGTATACGTTCAATTTGTCCATAAGTAAAAGTAGTGCGACAAGAATCAACGTAATAATCCATATGGTTATTCGTTTCGTAATTGTATGCCCCAGTAGGGCAGATAGGGTTTTCACAACTCCAATTCACTTTTGTAGGTGGTGTGTCGCACACTCGGTCGTTGACAGCCTGACAATCCGATTCTTCTTCACCGCAGTAGTCGATACCTTGGAAGACGTGATACAAACCTACGTAATGACCGACTTCGTGAATAAGCGTTTTGTTCAGATTTCTGTCTTCCAGTAGGTGGTTACCCATTCTTCCAAAACAATCGCTTCGAACATAAACACCGTCAGCGTATTGAGATGACAGGTAGTACAAATACGCGAATCCCAAGATGCCTCCACAAAATTCTGGAAATACGTGTATG